AAAGGTGATAGCAGGCGCAGAGAAGAGACGGCTCATAGTTACGTGGCAGTCAAAGCAGATAGGTGCGTTAGCTTCAGCGTGGATAGAGCGCTCAACACCTAGCTCAGTCTTGCACTGGTCACACTTGTAGTCATAGATCACAGTTTAATTGCATCCTCTACTAAGAGGTAGCCAACTAACTTCTCAATCTTAGCCCTGTTACTAAACTCAGAGGTAGCAGGCATCCATCTAGTAGTCCACACTGGCTCTGCTAACTCAGTTAAATCAAAAGAATAAATACCCTGCGGGGTGGAGTTGATGTAGAAGGGAAGCAGATCCAAAGCTGCGCTTTGCTCAATGAGTTTGCGGTATTTCATCTCTTCAATTACTAGATCAGAGTAGTGAGTGTGACGGCATTTAAGTTCTATAAAGTGTCCAGCTTTATCACTGATGCAGTCAAAGGCGTCGTAAGTACCTTCACTCTTGACCAAGTCAGGATACATTTCAGCTTTTAAGTAATCGAATAACTCTTGTTCTCTCATCTAAACGGTGAGTTCCCTCCGAGTTTGTCTATCAAGTGGCGCAGTGCTGTGGTACATCTACGATCAGCAGTAGAGATAGCGCACTCTAATACCTGTGCTATCTGTGCTAACTTAAAGTTCTCGTGGTAGCGCATACGCAAAATGCTTTGATCTTCTACCTCTAGTTTGAGATAACACTTCTTGATGTCGAGCAGAGTAGCAAGTAAGTTGCCACCTTCTGCGGGAGATGATGAGCCACGAGGTTGTCCATCTTTAAGCATCTCTTGTGCTTGTTCTAGGACTGTACCGTCAATGACTGATGCAATAACAAAAGGTAGAAGCTGAGCGATAGTAGCGCTCTCGTAATAGGCTTCGTCTGCTATCTGATAGCCAGACTTAATAGCCTTCTCCTTACGTGCGTAGCGCTCTGCAACACGCCTCATCTGCCACGCTATACGTTGCTCATTGTGTTTACGCTGGGCAGTATCAGTCTCAGCTAACTGATCGTTAATGTAATCAACGCGAGTGGTAGCCCAAGAGAAACACTCTTGCGTTACATCTTCCAGTTCAACCCAATTATGAAAGCGACGATGAATAGTCCGAGCAACTGACGGTACTAAGTCATAAAGTATTGGGTTGAGTTCTGTCATTCTTGGGGCCACGTTTCATCTAGCACCATCATTGCAATAGCAGAGTAGTTCAATAAGTCAATGAAACTATCACGCAGTGACTCGTTACTAGGGTTAACGCCGCTATCTAACAAGTTGTTGATACGTGCTACCTTGTCCCACATACGTACACGCAGACCATTAAGTGGTCCACCTGGACTAAGGCTAATGTTCTTAGGACCGTAGTCGTGGTGTTTCTTAATGAGTAAGTTGCCTGCTGAGTCCAAGATACGCCAAACATCTGTAATAAACTTATCATCTATCTTGTTGGTGTTGGTCTGATTAACACCTGTTCGCTCTGGTAATTGTGCTCTAAGATCTGAAAGCCCATATGCTGCAAAGTCTGTAACATTGTGATCCACTCGTCCTTTGTCATTCACCAGCATATCCTCCAATTAGAATCTTGCGTGTCGCTTCTGCCCCGTTTGCAAGGTAATAGTCCGTAATGTCCATTCCTGCAGGTAAGGATACAATAGTGCTGTTCATCACCTCACTTGCGACACGCTTAGAAAACTCAGCTCCTGGATTAGAACCATCTTCTTTAATGTCGTTATCTCCTACTACAAATACAGTGTCGTAACCGTTAAATAGTTTAGGAAAGTGTGACTTCCAAGCAGCAACGCCAGGAACACCTGTTGCTGGTATGCCAAGAACACCTGATGCAATGACTGTATCTAACTCACCTTCACAGATGAGAATGTATGGAGTCTGTAATAAAATATCTGACACGTTATACAGGTGTGACTTCTGTCCAGTAGGAGATCCATACTTAGGCTTGCCATCATCTACTCGTCTGAACTTAAAGCCAACGCAGTCACCAGATGCGGTGATGTATGGGATAGATATCCAACCCTCATACATCTCGTGTCCGTTAACGGGATTAGTAACAGTACCTAACTGAAAGCGTGCAGCTACCGCCTCAGAGATCCCACGTTCTTCGAGGGCGACTAGCACCTCTGGACTTATTTCCTGAGCGTATTGGATTGCCGCTTCTAGTAGCAATTTCGACTGCACGTTTGAGGCCATCCTTGAACTCCATATTCTCTAATATGCACACCAAGTTTACTGCGTTACCACCCTTACCGCAGGTGTGGCAGTAGTACAAATTATCTATTGTATTTATTACTGCTGATCTTCTACTGTCGTTGTGCAAACAACAACGCACAGATGATGACCGTCCTTCTCTTACTTCACCACCATAGTTAGCAACGATTGCTGCTATGGAGATTGTGTTTGCATCAACGGCGCCTTTGAACCTTTGCTTACGAACCACCCTGGACCAACCTTGTGCTGACATCCACAGTCTCCTTCGTACTCGCACTTGTCGTGCCAGTGAGTGGCACGCTTGAGATGACCTAGTGAGTTCTCTTCCCCACCTTTACGACAATTCTGGCAAATCATTTTCTATCCCCAAATCTTTTTTAACTTCTTCCCAAGGTATCTTTTCTTCTTCTACTTCTGTTTCTACTTCTGTTACATAAATATCTGATGTAGTAATAATTCCTTCAGGTGTTGGCATTATTGTTTCTCCTTTAACCATTGTTTAAGATCTTGGATTACCCAAGCGTTTTCTATACCGGAGTTGCGACGCTTAACTATTACATAGTGCAGTGGTACTTCCCCGATACCACGTGCCTTAGCGTAGTTAAGCGCCTCAACCTCAGCTTCCCTCCAGAACTCAGGCAAGGAAAGGGTTGCCCTGTTCTTGAGTTCTAAGATGTAGGTTTCCCCAGATATGATAACAACCATATCCCCTTCATCTTTTGCCCCAGCCTTAGTCAAACGCTCTGCCATAGCACCCATACTGCGGAACCATTTCATTACATCTGTCTCAAACTGAGAACCTTTGCGACCATTTGGATTAGCCATTGGGTAGCGTCTCCATTCTATTCAAAAAGTTTACTGGTACATACCAAGTCTTCTCATTGTAGCGCCATTCATCACGCTTGCAATCTCTACCATACAGCCATCCTTGAGCTACATACCTAGGACCAGCCCAGTCTGGTGCAGTTCTTCTGATCTTATGAACTAAACCATCAGTTACTAATACGTAGATTAGATCTTCTTTATCACGTGTAGTAAATCGCATCCCTCTTACTGGTGGGAATGCGTATCTAACTTCACCAATACCAGGAATATCTAATTCACTTTTCCACTTGTTGTAGTGAGGGACAAAATCTTTCTTGCCCATCATTCTTGCAAACGCTAACTCACTGCCAGTGGTAACTACGTGTTGCCACATCTCCCATAGATCACCCTCTGAATAATTTACGTTGCGTGTTGGGTCGCCAAGATAAGGCTTCTGTCTTTGATACCCAACCTCAACCGCAGTTGCTTCTTCAGTGTTAGTGAGTGCGTAGTCCCACATTACTTTACCTTGTTAATCTTATAGACCTGCTTACCATCTTCTTCTTTAATCTCAATAAGACCAGACTCAAGTAGTGCAAGCAGTAAGTTCTTCATCTCTTCACGCAGTGCGTTGATCTGATTCTTTACATACTGGATTTCAGTACTGCCCAATTACAGTCACCGCCTCTTTAATTCCCTCTTCAAGTGTAATCTTTGGAGTGTAGAATGATAGCAGTTTTGTGTTATCAGATACGCGGTGCATACAACCGACAGGCTTATCAGGTCGAGTAACAATAGTTTGTTGGTATCCAACTGCATCCATTGACATCTGTGCCAGCTCTAAGAATGAAGTAGATCTTCCCCAACCTAAGTTGGTTGGACCTTGTACGTTCTGCTCTACTGCAGTCATCACTGCATTAACCACGTCAGTCATATGGATAAAGTCACGAGTCTGTGTACCTGGACCCCAGACTTCAAAGTTTTGCATCTTATGCAGCGCACGTGTGACATACATTGGGAACGGATAAGTGCTGTCTTGGTCCCACGCATACCCAGAAAACGGTCTAAAAATATGGACATCATAAACAAATTGGGACAAATACTCACCCATTAGTTTGCCCCAACCGTATGTCATATCAGGTTGATGCACTATGTCCAAGCTGATGTCAGACTCTTTAAGTCTCCACTCTGGGTTATCTCGCTGCATCGAAATTGGATAGGCTGCACTAGATGAGAAGTAAACTACCTTGTGTGGCTGTGTTTTAAGGCACCACTGAAAGAACTCAGAGTCAATAGATAAGTTATCTGCAACTGCTAGTGGTCTACCTTCTATCTGCTCACGTCCACCGACAATAGCAGCTAAGTGAATGACCAGATCATACTGGGTATCTACTACCTTAAAAAATGCACGGCAGTCAACACCTTTCTTAATATCAATACAAGTTAAGTCGTGGTCTTGTAACTTCTGCTTGAAATACTTACCTACAAATCCTTCACTACCTGTTATTAGTATCTTCATCATTACCCCAATCGTAAATGTATTTAATGTGACCTGATAATTCTAATGACATCTCTTGGTCTTGACGATAAACAAAGACATCATTCTCATCCAGCGCTGCTCCTATATGGCAGACTGTGTTGACTCTCTTGCGTTTAATAATTGTTTTAATAGATGGTGGCGTAGGCATATAGTTGTAATACTCATCGTGGATGAAACAGTTACCCGCCACGTGTGGGTATATCTGATGTGCCATAAACTCTTGGTCTTGCATATAGGTATCACGCAGTGGTGTCTCATCCCATATCTTCTGAAAGAAATGCAAGTCCTTAGTACGACAAGCAAACATACCAGCAGAGATAAGATAACCGTGACCAGTTGGATGATCTCTAATAATGTGAAAGCCAAAGCCTGAGTCTAAGAACTCTTGATGTGCTTCTGCTTCACGTAGTGATAGCCTTGCATCACAATCTCTACTGAGAACAACATCTACAGTTGGGTCACAGATAGCTTTGAATCTCCACATACGAGCCAGTGAGTTCTCAGGTAAGTCAACATCTACCATTTCTACATTATCAAATAACCAAAGTGTTGAACGTACCCACGTTGGAACAGATGCTCCTACATAAAAACGCACTGTGAATCCAGGAAAGAATACCTGAGCTAACTGTGCGTTCTTGATGGCACCAACCATAAAGCGTAGGTCTTTGCCATACAAAGAATAGGAGATTACTTGTTTCATAGTAAAGAAGCAGCCACCTTCAGTACATCATCCTTTAATTGATTGGCGGCATACTCATCAAAAACTATCTTGTCGTGTGTGTATACTTCAGATGAATTGACATCTGTGTAGCCCTCATCTTGCGTAGCCTTACCGTTGAGGTAGTGCATATGTTCAATGATTGCCTCTGGTATATAGTTCAGCGCATCTAATGCGTGACCAATAGTCATCCAAAAGTTATCCATATACAAGTGAATCAACTTAGGCGGTGCCATAAAACCCAACGGCTTAATGATATTGGTACTCATCATCACTGCAGTTGCTAACTTCTCACGCTGGAATAAATCATCACCATATGACAGGCCATAGCCACGCTCCTTGATAGGAGCATAGAGCTTCTCATCCCAGCCTTCTGTACGTACTACGTGGTCATCTCCCATAAAGTAAATAGTTTTGTAATCATCTACATACTTGTTGGCTACTAGGTTAAGTGTGCCATTCATACGCAGGCGTGGGTTTACTTCATAGATCACGTTGTCTATGCGTGGATACAAGTCTGCTTCATCATCGTCAATAGCAACGCAGATATCAGATATCTTGCTATGCAACTGCAGTTGCTCAACAGTTCGAGCAATGTTGTCTGGCCTACCCCGCGAAGGGATAATTACTAAGTTCGTTACCATATTCATCCTGTTCTTCTGGAATGTAATTAGCGCTAATGATTCCTGCTCTGGCATCTCGTGCCAACATCTGTCCGTATGTATTCTTATCTGATATCTGACAGGCTCCGTAGTTTACAAAGAGCGTAGCCCAGTCCTTGCCATCTGCTGCGTGTGGACCAAATCGGTTCTTTACAGGTGCAACCTTGAGTTCACCCTGTGATGGGTCATAACCTAAAGTGATGATCAGACTAGGGAGTTGACTCACTTTCCCGTGAATAGCACGGCGAGCAGGTGGTGTAGTAGGAGATCCATACTCTGACTGCTCTGATACGTGGTGCAGTACCAGTACGCAGGCTTTTGTCTTGCGTGCCATATCGTGTAGTTCCATCATAATTGCACGTAGCCCTGCCCACTCATTGTCAGTCTCAGCTGCTACGTTCATTAAGTTATCTATCACAATGAGTTCAGGTGCTACTCCGAACAACTCAACATATGCTCGAATCTCAAGTTCGATGTCATCCAATGAAGGTGAAGAGTCAAAGACCCACTTAATATGATTGAGTTTGTCGAAGTATTTATTGTAACAATTCTTGTCACTAGACAAGTTACTCTCAACTAGTAACTGACTGTGACCAGAAGCGTGCGCTGCCGCACGCATCATTACGGTTGTAGTATCGGTATCGGCTGAGAAGAAGAGTGTAGGTACCTTTGCTTTCATTGCATAGATAAGAGCAAACATACTCTTACCAGCATTTGGTGCAGCAGCGACCATACATACTTGACCACGTCTAAAGTTAATCTGCTTGTGCTTAAGCGCATCCCATACGTCAGGTAGTGGTGTTGCTTTGGTAAGCACACCACTCCAAGCGCGGGATAGATCAAGCAACGTCGCTCTCCTTTAACGTGATTCCTCTTTGCCTACGAATCTTTTGACGTTCTCTACTTACTAGACCGCCCCATATGCCGTGAGCTTCATTAACGATTCCCCATTCGGCACACTCAGATTGGTGTGGACATCCTCTGCAAATAGATTTTGCAAAGTTAATTTCAATTTGTCCAATGGATCGTAATTCCTTTTCAGGAAACCAGAAATCTCCACCAACCTCAGCACACGCGGGAGCTTCAAACTGATGTGGCTCCCGCATATGTTATTTAATCCAGGATGTATCGCACTTATCTGCTTTTGGTGTGCCTTGAGGTGATGAACACATCCACCCACGCCAAGGTCCTCTTTCGCCAACGCCTGTTCTGTAATTCATAGGCCCGTGTTTACAATTTGGTGCTGCTCCTGCAGGCGCAGGTGCTGCAACTGGTGTTGCATTGAACTGTGCTGCTACAGCAGCCACTGTAGGAGCAGAAGCAGAACCTCCGCTAAGTTCAGCTGAAGTTGATTTAATGAGATTAGCAACCATTGATAAATCATTGAGTCCAGTCTCCAACTCTTGTATGTTTGTTGCATAAAGGTTAATCAGTGTTCCATCGTTTAACTTATAGTTTACTTGGAACTTTGTGTCGCTCGGTGCAGCCATTACTTTCCTCCGTTTAACTTAATGGATAGGCGCTGTGTTTCAGTACCTACTATCTTAGGAACAAAGCCAAGTAACTTCTCGACTTCATTACTATCAACTGTAGTTCTGCCTGCCACAGTTGTCCAACTAATCTCAGCACCACTTAACGTAGTACCGAGTACTCCCTCAAATGATGCTTTAAGGGAATCCTTTTTCTTCTCTAGCTCTTTGATTTGAGCGTCGTACTGTAAGTACAACACTGCGTTCTTGTCAACATCAGGATCAGGAATAATTATTTCACTGACTTCTGTACGTCCTTTTTTTAGACCAACGCATCCCATCTCACCTGATGAGTCGTAGTACTTGCAATAGAACTTGCAATAGTTCTCATCCTTCTCAGGAGATGGTGGTTCTTTAGCTTCTCTAACAAGTGCTAACCAACCTAAAGCCTGCAGTGCAATGGCTTCATCGTATGGTTCAGAGTGAACTTTAACATCGCGTTCATCACCATCTCTAGCAATAGCAACAAGGTTAACTGTATTGACTTTACCCTTACCAGATTTTTCTAATAGGTAGCCGTAGAGTTGTACCTGCCAACGCTGTTGCGTTGATGGAAAGTATGACAAGTTACGTACCTTGCTGGTCTTCCAGTCAACGACTGCACCAGTTTCAGGTATAAATAAATCTATGTGTGCTTTCATATCGCCATACTCAACTTCAGTTTCAACCCAATACTTCTCACCCTTTGGGTCTATTTCAGTAATGGCTTCTTCAATAGCACCGTGAATAGCAGTACCCATAATGGCTGCTAACTTTAATTCGTTATCGTTAGTAGCAGGCTGTTCGTTAAGACGGTACCAAACCTTGCGAGCGCAGCCACCAATCTCAGATGGACCTACTTGTGTTTGTACTGAACGTGAACGCTTAGCATCCTTATCACGTAGTACACCTAGTAATAATTCTTTAGGATTGGTCAAAGTTCATTCCTCTCACTAAAGCTGCTGCATCTGCACAACCTAACATCACTTCAATTTCTTGAGCAATTCTTTCACGTAGTGCCACTTCATCAAAACTGTTACCAAGGCGACCAGCACGATAGCCTGTTTCAAGCGCTTCGTTAAGTGCATAATTTAATGTCTTCTCCATTATTCAAATATCCTTTCCTGGACCACCAACTGTACGGGCGGTGAAGTATTGACGTCAAGCACCGACGCGATTTCTATTGCCTTGCGTGCCACACTCTTAGATGCGGCTAGTGTCTTGGTTGCTCCAGGTGCCAGGCTGTAGAGATATCCCAATGCTATCTGACCACCTGAACCAATACCGTATCTACCTTCTTGGTTAGATATAAAGCTCATATCGCAGGCTATGTGAAACAGGTTAGCGTCAAATGAAATCAGGTAATCAAAGCCACCTTCTTTGTCTTGCTTAGCCCAGTCGTAACCGTGCTGTTCAAACGCACGGATGATGGATGGAATTATTTTCTTACCCATCCATTGAATCGGATCTTCTCCGTTGTACGCAGGTGGATTCCAGTTGTATGCAAGCACATCACCTGGACGGGTATCACCAGTGATACCGATGAGATACCCATTGACCTCAATAATCTTTGGCGTGAGTAAACTAATAGTGCGTAAGTTTTCTTCGGTGATTTGTGAGTCAGCTGACATCACCACGAAGTCTTTACCAGAGATGCCCACAAGTGTTGTCATAGAGTGAAGTGTATCACGACACGCCACGAATCACTTTAATACTAGGCCGAGAGTTACTAGAGATTACAATATGAGCGTGAGCGAATTTACAGAGCGGCCCTCGATGGGCCGCAGCAGTAGCCGTACCGTTACTGTGCGGTTCCGTCTACCAACCCTGCGTAAATTCAAGCGCAAGTTACCCGACAAATTTGGTAGCGACCTGCGAGAACTAGGACCGATTCACGTCTGTCCTTGTGGCTCTCAGGTCTTTTCTGTAATGGCATCCTTTGAAGACTTTGAACTTACCTGGTACTTCTTAGATGGTACTTGTGTTAACTGTGGAAACCTTGTCACAGTTCCTTGCCCTGTAGACAAAGATAGTTTATAGTTGCAGCAGAGCAGATCCCTATGGTCTGTTCGAGTGCTGCTCCTGGGTATGAGCAAAACTGCCCACAAATAAAAAAAGAAGCCCCACCCCTTTCGGGGTGGAGCCTCTGTTGTGCCTCGCGCTTATCGGGTTACTTGCACCCGCGACCAAACTCTTTTGCATTTGGATCTAGTGCCTTAAGCACTGGACCTGCAACGGCTGCTACTGCTGCCATTGCTAATGTCTTTAGGTCTGTTTCTCCTGCGAGATATAAAGCTAATACTGCTGCAATACCTGCACGTAGGTAGGTAACTGCTATTGCCTTCATCTTTACGATATCCATTAGTTCTCCTTTGGACTTGTTGGTTCTTTCTTCTTAGCCTTTACCTTAGTTACCTTAGCCTTTACCTTATTGAAAGGTGCTGGTTCTGGCATCCAAGGAAACCAAGAAGAAGTATTGTTTTCACACTGCTTTTTAATAGATATATGCAGGTGTTTATTGTGTTGATTAGGACCTGTGTAGTCACGTTCGCCCTTAGACTTTGACCAAATTTTTCCTTTGAAAATCAAGTACTCAACTCTGTCATCATTTTGTAACTCTGAATAGATAGCAGAACAATTAACTCCAGCCACAGGGTCGTGTGTTAAATCTACTGCGTGTCCTGAGTTATGGTCTGAATTAGGATTCTGGTGGACGTGTGCCTTAGATGGGAGCAGCCCATCGGATGCTTTCATCCTCTTCGGCCATATCGCTGTTGCTTGTCGTAGTACTGCTATTGCAGCAGGCGTCGCTTTTTTTGCAAGTGGAATCATTATTCACCTCGTTGTAGTAATATTTCATAAATTTTGTCAACGCGATCCTCTAATCTATTGATGGAATCTCGAAGGCTTGAGCCACCATTGGGGCGAAGTTCACTTAAATACTTTTTAATTATCCAACGAAGTGTTGCACCAATAGCTGCAATTACTGCTAACGCTCCAGATATTGTGGTGGCCCATTCGGAAACAGACATTAGATGCTCCTGATAGTAACTAGTAGAACGCCGCCATATCCTGTGAAGCGTTTGTCGGTAGGTGTCTTGTTGGTAAAGTCCATCTCTTCAATAAGTCCAAGGAATGATTCACCAGTACGGAAATCCTGTACGCGGATGGTGTCACCAACATTTTCAATCTGTTCTAGTGCAGACATACGATCATAGGCTGAGCCTTCGTAGCCAACTTTGTTATTGAACCTATCTGACTCACCGTCATAGCACATTACTGGGAACTGAATCAGGCGCTGACGTGGGATAGATGGAAGTGAGTTAACCTGGTATCCAGTAAAGAGTGGACCCTTGGTTGAGTCAGTAGATGAACGAGTCATTACAAACTTAAAGCCAAGGTATTGCTGAGGTCCTTGTGGGTATGGAATACCTACTTGGTCAAGCTCTGAACCTTGAGTAAAAACACCAATATTAAATTCAGTGCCATCTGCTGCAACAGAAAGTATGCTTAATCCACCATCAGTTGTATTAAAGCGTGGAGTAAGTAACTTAAAGATTTTGTTTTCTAATGTGTTGTAACGAATAAAGCCAGTACGTAGTTCTGCTTCAGCAATTTTAACTGTAGCTGATTCTGAATACACAGCACCATTAGTTGCGCCATTATTGCTAGAAACATAAGATAGTCTGTCTAGGTTGCCCAAGAAAGCACAGGCTGTTGTTACACGTGAAGTTACGCTTGGGTAATAAAGATCATAAGCGTAGGCAAATACTAGACTAGATACTTCTTGACCTAGGTTTACACGGATAACTCCAGGTGAACTCTCTACTCCAGTAGCACACCATAGGAATTTATCTCGTGCTGCAAAGTCATAGCAAGGTTGGCTTGTCTCTACTAGCAACGGACCATACGAAATGGCTCCGTCTGTTGTGTCAGACACAGAAGCAATACGGATACCTAAATTTGTACCAATAGCCATAAAGCCAAGGTAATAATAAATCTTATAAATTACTTCACCTACTGGCATTTCAGCTGCAGTAATAGCACTAGTCAATGCAGGCATAGCACCTGCTGTAGTCAGTGTAAATTTTTGTATGTTAGATTGGATGCCGCTATAACCAGATAGATAGATAGCAGTACCAGATGAAGTGATGCTGGTATAAATAAATCCAGTATTTGGGTGGCTATACACAGCAGTAGGTAGGACTGTTGCTGTTGTAGCAAATTCATAGACAGAGTTGTTGACTGTCATTACAAGACGTTCTTTAGTAAACTCAATAACAGCGTTAGTTGCAATAATACTTGCTGATGTAAACATAGATGTAGCAGATACTGTGCTGTCATCTGATAGCAGTTTCTTGAGTACTTCCACATAACCAGTGCTTGCATTGTTAATAACCCAATAAGCATAGACACCATCATCGCACATAGAAAATACAGGAGTGCCTGCTGTATAAGTTTGGAATGCTGTAACTGTCCCAGCTGAATCAATCTTTTTAATCAAGTAATCATCTGATACTAAAATACCGTCATAAGTTGTTGTGCTAATTTTCCAACGAATAGATCGTGTGTATTGATTAGGACGGTTGTTAGTTCTAATAGCACCAATAGTTGCATAGCCAGATGTGCTTTCATTGAGCAGGGTTACTTGACCCTTGCTCCATACGTCACAGCCTTTGCTGTATGTATATTGGAAACGTAGCGATTCATCTTGAGCAGGTTCAAAGAATCTAATGCCTTGACCTAAATGGAATGTTGATTGGCTTCTAATCCACCAACCAGTTAGTGTCTGCTCACCAGGCTCACGGGTAGTATCAAGCTGTTGTTTGCGGTACTGAGCCGTTACACGGCGATACGGAGTCTCATCGCTGGTCTCTAAGAAAAAAGGTTGACCAGCAATAGCAATGTCATAGGCGACAGATGTTAGACCGAATGCACCAGTGGTTACTGGATTGGACAGTGGATACGGGATTGGATCCGTAATGTCTGCGCCGTATGGCATTTATTCTCCCTTATTTATATTCCTTTGGTTGTCTAAATTGTGATTTGTAAGAGTCAAAGAATCGTGTACGAAGTTTAATTACTGTTCTTTGTTGGCTTTCAAGTTCTTCTTGAGATCCAAGATTCATTTCCCAAGAATCACGTTTGAATGGAATGACTTGAGCCATTGGAGTACCAGCAGGAATTAATCCTTCAAATTCAATATTGTTAAGAACAAAAGGAAAATTAACAGGTCCATTGTATGTATCAGTATCTACCACACCTGGAAGAATTGTAAATATAGATTCTCTGTGCATTGGTTGCGTAAACAATACAGAATATCCAGGTGGTGTTTGAATTGACCAAGGGTTTATCCATTTAGGATACGATATTTGATGACCATTTCTATTTGGATGATCTGGTGCTTGTTCAACTGGATGCCATTGGATAGGTTCAAAAGAAGGCCATTCATACCAAGGTATTCCATCTTTTTGGGATACCCACACATCTGTATATGTGTATAAAATATATCCATTAGTAATAGAGTCAAAAACTGGCATACATCTTTTAATAGTTCCACTGGTCATACCTTCACCGTTAGGCTTTTTCTTACCTTCAAGGTATGATTCCATATTTTTATACCAATCAGGTACGGATGCACTTGCTGGTTTAGGAAAAAATTCTTCTGGGATTTCTGTAGTTTTAGTAAATGTAATTTTCATTTACTGTTCCAAATCTAAATTTTGTTTGTCTGTTTCTTTTTTTCTTTTAATATATTCTTTATTTCTAAAGAGTTTAGTTTTATAATACATATCAGAAATTGCAATCTTTTCTTTATCTTCTTCGGTTGCTTCTCTGTACTCCATAGACAACGTGTCATTTCTTTTGAAAGGTATATATTGAGCAATGGGGGTGCCACGTTCAATAACAATTTGTTTTTTATCTGAATGAAGCAATATCTGTATATTCAAAGTATGTTCTACGTCAGATGCAAATATTCCTGGTAGCACAGTAAAATCTTTATTAAAATTATAAAACATAGGTAATTGCAAAACTGAATATCCTAAAGGAGTGATCATTGACCAAGGACTTACGGCTTTGAATACCGCGTATCCAGAATCACCTCTTACTAAAGGTTGAGCTGTGTCTACAAACTGAGTTGGTGGGTGTATCTCCCAATGAAAATCAGAACTTGGAGTTTTCCAAAACCAGTCACCCGTTTTTTTGTCAAAATCAATTATAGTATCTGTCCACATTGGTACTACATAACCTTGTGAAAAATAATCAGGAAAAGATGGACAGTTTTTTATATTGCCAAAATCAATATCGTGTTCAGCAATACTTGGTTCTCCAATAACTGTTTTTTTCCACCAATCAGGAATTGTTTTTTGCATTGGTTTTGGAACACATTCTTCTATTTTAGAAATATAAGGAATGTTTGAAACAAAAGTAATTTTTTGTTTTTCCATTTTTTACCCCTAACGTTACTTACGCTTTGTTAGCGTAGGTACAAATATACTCCTTAAATTTCTCCTCAGTCAAGTCAGGCACGGTAGGGATTGCAAGTGTTTCTTTCTTAAAAGTGTTCCATCTATCAAAGAAATCTTGATTATCAATGATCTCATCTAGTGAAAAATTTATATCCAAATTGTAGGTAGATTCAACGTAGACTGATTCCATAGCCCACGACCAAAACAAAGTATGGTTAGGTACATTCTGTGCTATTTGTTTCATACTCTTAATTTGGTCAATAGCAGAAAAAAGTTCGTAATGATCTAATAAAATACAATCGTATTTTGTATCAGTTTTATACGTATCAACGTCTGCTATTTCTATTGTTACGTTAGGTGGCAATATATTTTTGGACAAAAATATATCTACAACTTCTTGAGATATTTCTATAATATGGATTGATTCTACTTCTGGCTTATTAGCAAGCCATAAAGCAAGGATACCAAATCCTAAACCGCCCATTAAAATTTTACCGTATCCTAGGTCATAACTAGAATACAATTCTTTTGCTTCTTTATTTGTATAAAGGTCATACATCATTACTCGACCTTTATTAGTAAACAAATAGTAGTACCTGTTATCTTTCTTGAAAATTTTTACATCATTTTTTTCATCTTCAGTAAGCCTAATCTTTGGCACTGTTTTTAGATTAAATGACATTTTTATTCCTCTATTATAAATGTATCTTCCAATATTGTTAATGGTACCAAACTCCATTGATTGAGTTCAATATCCCAAGTATACTCTAAACCATCAACAGGATATGGAGCTTGCCATATACCTGATGCTCGTGTCCATCCTATACTTTTAATCCCATCATCTTCTAAGGCTTCAGCAGAAAAAGAGTTTTCAACATATTCTTTTGAGTCAGCTATAATAAAATCAATAATTATATCATCTTTAATTACAAACCAATTAGCCATTATATTTTCTACTTTCCATATATGTAAACTATACCAGCAAGTCCTGCCGATCCACTTCCACCAACATAGCCAGAAGGTCCACCTCCACCTCCACCACCACTGCCTCCCGAACCTCTGTTAGTAGGTGCGTTGGCATTTCCACCGTTTGCGTTACTACCATTTCCACCATTACCGCCACCAATATTACTTACACCTCCAGCAGCTGAGCTTGAAGGACTAAAGTTATCTCCACCTCCACCACCACCAGCGCCGCTATTTGTTCCACTAAAATTTAATGTTCCTAAACCATCTAAATTTATTGAATAAGTATTAGCAGAGTTGTTGACACCGCCAGCATTTGCTGAAGTTCTAGGACGAGAATAACCTCCTACACCGCCAGTTGAAGCGCCTGCATTAATAAATGTTCTAGTCATAGAGTTAGCATTATTTGTAACTGTGCCACCAGATACAGTTAAGAAACCGCCAAACACATTTGTATTTCCTGCGTTTTGATTTTGCGCTCCGCCAGCACCAATGTTCACAGAATAAGTAGTTCCTGGGGTTAAGATTTCATCTTTGAATCCAGCCCAAGCTGCACTTACTCCTCCAGCACCACCGTTGCCACCATAGGCTGTGTATCCTAAACGAAGGGTAACTGAATATCCTGATCCTCCGCCAAATCCGCCCTGACCACCACCTGTTGCAACTGCAGCAAGACGAGTAACTGTATTTGGAATCGTAAAGTTTCCAGAACTTGTAAAGGTTGCAAGTAGAGCATAATTTGCAGCAGGTACTATTGAATTAGATGCTGCAGATTCATCTGAGGATATGCCATAAGATGTAGTTGCTTTGACTGTGAATGTATAAGTAGTTCCTGTTGACAAACCAGATACTGTGATAGGTGTAGATGTTGAAGATCCAGTAAGTGAACCAGGAGATGAAGTAGCTGTGTATGTAACCGTTCCACCTTTACCTACATAAGCAGGTGCTGTGTAAGCAACGGTTGCAGTGGCTGCTCCAGTTGCTGTAGCTGTACCAATAGTAGGTGTACCTGGTTTACCACCACCAGATGCTGCTGATCCTATAATTAACATTAGACCGCCAAATCTCCTAGTAATAGGAATGTGTTAACTGCTATACAAACAAGAGCTGCTGTAGAATATTGTGCTCTTAATAATGTTCCAGGAGTAGCATAAAGCACAGATGTTCCATCTGAATCAATAGTAACAACTCCAGTACCAAGACCTGCAATAGCAATTTGTTGACCTATTGCAAAGATGCCGTTTGGCACAACAATAGTTTTAGGATCAGTTGAATTCATAGTAATTAACTTGCCAGCATCAGATGCAATTAAAGTATAATTATCTGTCTTAGCATTAATTACAACATTAACTGGACTCCACGATGTAGCAGAACCATCAGTTGTAAGATACTTACCACTGTTTCCTGCCTGAGATGGAATTTCTGTAGCACTTGCTGCCCATTTAATACCTGCAGTTTGTGTGCTATCCGCAGTTAAAACATAACCATTGGATCCCAAGGCCACACGAGCAACAACGCCAGAAGCACTTGCTGCAAGTACATCACCTTTAGCAGTTACTAAAGACTCTGGAATTGCTGCATCTGCTGTAGCTACACCATCACGAAAAAATATAAGGTCAGAACTGGTAAGCACGTGCTTGACTGTAGCCCCTGAATTGTGAGCAATAGCAGTAGATCCTGCTTGTCCTCGAACAATAGTAAAATCGTTACCAGAGTTGGCAGTGATATAAACAATTTCTTCACTAGCAGTGTCTGGGTCAATGGCAACTGTAAAGATGTCAGTGTTACCTGCAGCAAGGGTTACTCCACCAAGAAGTGCTCCAGCTGTACCTGCTGCTACTGTCATTAGAGTAGCGCTGTTTGACAAACTTCCAGCCAGCGTTGTTTCTATACTGATACTTGAATATTCACGTGTCATTATTTTTCCTTATTTGCTGTAGTGAACGCGGATTGGATAACGGTTCTGCATCTTGATTGCTTCTTCTTGCAAACGTTGCTGGAATAAAGCAAAGACATATTTAGAACTTGAAGCACCTGCAGTTGATGGCAATTTAGCATCAGCTAAATCTGCTTCTGCTGAGGTAAGGTTAATGCGACCTGAATCCACGTATGAGAGGAGTCTGTAACAAGCACCAAGAGTAACGACGTCTCGGCACGATTCTGGTAATCCTGTAACATCAGTGAAATTATCATTAGCGTTAGTAAGGGTGTTTGGGATAGCCGAATACCATACTTGGACGTTACGACCAGGCATAATTTTTTCATAGATATTCACCGTTGCTGTAGTATCAAATGCTGCTACGTTAGCCATACGGTCCATACGCCAACGGTTTACTGGTAGCCACTCACGAGATGGGCCAACAGTCTGCCAAGAAATGTATAGTGCATCACGAGCCTGTGATGGTAATGGGTACGCAACTTGTGCTGCGTTAAAAGTAAATACTGTTGATTGTGTTGAGAATAGTTTTGGATAGAACGAGTTAATCGTATCGTTGATTGCTTGCTCAACAACAGTTCGTGGAAATGTTGGAGTCAAAGTAATCTGTGCATTCTCAGCGTGAGGTGAAGGTGTGGTTCCATTATACCCACGACCAAAGCCTGGGATAACGTTAAGCGTATTATTTCCTACGTTGAATGAATCAATCCACATCATCTCATTATCAATTTCGATAATACCTTTAGCAAGGTTATCTGCTGATCCAATAATGATACTTCTGTCTGTTGAGTTAATACCACCAGGGTTAGCAAGGTAAGTAATGCGGTCTTGACGCAGGGTGTAACCAGCTAGGTTAGACCGTACTTCATCAACCATCTCTGCGAATGTTGCCATTTACCTTCTCCTCATAGAACTTAACGTTCTTTTGTAGTCTTTCATCATTAGGTGATATCTCTAGTGCTTTCTTGCCATATTCAAATGCTTCATCCCACTTCTCCAGATTCCACGCTGATACTGCTATCAGGTCATCTGCCATATGAGACCAAGCCCAATCTTCAGACATAAACTCTGATGTTCTCACAGTCTGTTCTAAAGAAATCTTTGCTACCTTGTTACACTCTGCCCACCGCTTTTGGTGGTAGTAGTAATTGGCTAGAGCCAAGATAGATTCTCTGCTTTGGTAAACCTCAGTTGCCTTTATTAAATATTCTTCTGCATTATCAGGATCCATCTTAGATAAGATACGCAGTGCATAACTTTTCTCTGCTGGAAAGATACTGACATCTAAGTAACGCTTTAATGTTTCCGTAGATTCCGTAGCCATATTGTGATAGAAATATTCTCTACCCAAGTAATATAAGTTACGAGCGTTTGGATCTTCCTCTGCTGCTTTCTTAAGCATTGGTAGATAATTACCACGTGACTTCTCACCATCTGGCAAGTGCCACGACTCGATGTCATACTCTTTAGATGTCTCTTCTTTTTCACGGTAGTACCCAGTAGGTACTTCGTGTATCGGATAGACCCATCTAACGTTCTGTCTAGTATGGATTCTAAATCCTAGGAAAGATGCTTTCTCTGTTTCGTCTGGATTAAAGTCTGTAACGAACTTGTAGCGTGGTTTATCTATACCTTCAGCAAAAGCCTTTTCTAACTCTGCTCGCCAACCTGGACGCATAATCTCATCCAAGTCCATTGCAATACAGTAATCAGCATCAGCTGGTACCAGAGCAAGACTTGCATTCCTAGCATCATCAAAGCGCCAAGGCTTAACACTAATTGTATAAACCTGTATGCCAAGTTCCTTGGCTATCTCAACAGTTCTATCTGTTGAACCAGTATCTGCTATGACGTGATAGTCAGCATCCTTGGTAGATTCAAACCAACGTTTGACGTGCTTTTCCTCATTTAAGGCAATACTGTAAACAGCTACTTTCATAGGCTTATCTTACGCTGAAAGATCTCCAATAAGCGCCCAAGTGTCAGTTGCTCTCTTAATGAGTGTCGCACCAGACCATTGAGCACGTAGTTTCAAACCAGGAGTTCCATTAATAGTCACACCACCTGTAGCTACCACTGTAGTCTGACCAGCACCTGTTTGAATAATATTGATTTGAGATCCAGTAGGAAACGCAACTGTTGAGTTCAAAGGAACTGTAAGGTTATTACCAGTTGCTACAAGCATTTCAACCAGCTTATCTTTGTCTGTAAGAACTAAAGTATAAGAAGCTGTTTGTGAGTTAAGAGTAAATGTGTTACTTGCATCAGCGCCAGTAGGTCCTGTTGGACCTGTACTGCCTGTTGGCCCAGTAGGTCCAGTAGCACCTGTAGCTCCTGCACCAGTAGCACCTGTTGCACCAGTTGCTCCAGTTAAACCTGTACCGCCCGTAGGTCCAGTTGCACCTGTGGCACCTGTTGGACCAGCAACCGTAGAGTCTGCACCTGTTGGACCAGTTGCGCCAGTCGGACCAGTAGAGCCAGTGTCACCTGTAGGACCTGTAGGACCTGTAGCACCTGTTGGTCCAGCAACTGTTGAATCAGCACCCGTAGGTCCAGTAGCACCAGTAGCTCCTGTATTACCTATAGAACCAGTTGGCCCTGTAGAACCTATAGAACCTGTAGGCCCAGTGGCACCAGTTGGTCCAACAGGACCAGTAGGTCCTTGGTTACCAGTAAGAGAAAGAGCAACAATAATATTTTGGCCATTTGTAAAATTTGTTGTACCAGTTCCACCTGAACTTGATAATGTAACAGGAACTTCAACATAACTATTAGGGAAAACAGTAACTGGAGCAGAGACTGTCCACTTTTGAAAGTTTAGAGAATTGTCCTGATCTTGTATAACAACTGCATCGCCAGTATTAAGCAATTCTAAAAATAAATCTACGTCGACACTGTTTCTTGTTAAGTGACTTATGTTAATTTGAGTAGCACTTATTTGTGTAGCATTATTCCAAATTAAATTAGTGTTACCAGGGGATCCAGAGGTTGCAGTTGTTCTAGCATTATATTCAAAATAACTAGATGAAGAACCATTAGCACCAGCAGGACCTGTAGCACCTGTGGCACCTGTGGCACCTGTAGGTCCGATGACTGTAGAGTCAGCGCCTGTTGGTCCTGTAGCACCTGTGCTACCAGTAGGTCCAACGACTGTAGAGTCAGCACCAGTGGCGCCTGTGGCGCCAGTAGGTCCTATAGAACCAGTAGAGCCTGTCGCTCCAGTAGGTCCTGTAGCCCCTGTGAGGCCCGTAGGGCCTGTTACTCCTTGTGAGCCAGTAGAACCTGTCGGTCCAGTTGCTCCCGTGCTTCCTGTATCACCTGTAGGTCCTGTTGCACCTGTCGCGCCCGTATTTCCCGTAATACCTGTGGGTCCAGTGGCTCCCGTTGGTCCTGCGACTCCAGTTGCGCCAGTAGCACCAGTAAAACCAGTATCGCCAGTGGGGCCAGTATTGCCAGTAGGGCCAATATCGCCTGTTGCACCTGTTCCTCCCGTCGGTCCTGTGATGCCTTGAATGCCTTGTGAACCTGTTGGTCCTGTAGAACCAGTTGGTCCTGGAACTGTTGAACCTGGACCTACTGGACCTGATGGTCCTGTCGCTCCAGTAGAACCTGTAGGTCCTGTTACGCCAGGGATACCTTGAGGTCCCTGATCTGCTGCTAATGATACAGTAGCTTGCGGATTATTGGAATCAATAACAATGATTGTCTCAGACACTTGTAGTCACCGCCCCTGTCACAATAAATTGACCTTCTAAGATTCGAGTAATTACTGAGCCTGAGTCGAGTACTAAGTCATAGACATAAGTGTTTGCTCTGATAGCCCCAGTTACTGCAGCGCTCAGAGTTACCGTAATCTGACCTAAACCACCATTGATAGATATCTCACCATTGGCTGTAGTTGCAACAGTTGTTGTAGTTGTCGCTCCAACGAATGGACGCACAGTCATAGTTGCTGTGTACCCTGTAAGATTCCAAGGTGTGCCATTGTTCTTAATGGTAAATTGAAAATTAAATGTAGTTGCTTGTTCTACTACTAGATTAAAACGTGCGCTCAACTACTCACCTCACGCAACGCTGCAGCAGGCTCTAGCCCAGTAGTGCCAGCAATTTTGTTGCAGATACCAGCAATATCTAACCATTCAGAACGAGATGCACTTTCATTATAAATAAGGTTAAGTACTCCCACTGTATCTGTAATGTCACCCAAACCTTGACCAATAGATGCTGCCCAAGCACGAGCAGCTGCTGCTGTATCTAGGTAATCAGAACGTGGAGGATAGGCGCCACCGCCAGTGGCGAGACGATTTAATTCGTCTACGAGCGTTGAACCAAAGTATCCGTATGACACCTATGACCTCACTTCTTCTTTGTCTTTTTTGCTGCAGCGTTATCAACCAAGTTTGGGTATGGTCGCCCTGCTGCTTTTGCTCTAGCTTTTGCCTTGCTCTTTTGAGCAGGTGTTAGAGGTTTTGATTTTTTATTAGGATTCTTCTTATCCCAAAATGCTTTTTTTTCCATTAGCAATCCCAAGCCCTTCTTGCTTTATTTAATCTACTGTTTGGATCTTTGGCTGCTTTTGGAAACATCTTTTCCTGACCTGCAGAACGAGCGCAATATGACTTGCGCCTGGCTGCAGCCTTTGGTGACTTAGATGCTTCTGCCTTTTTAACAGGTGGTTTTAAGTTATGACCTTCTGCCTTAGCACTAGCACGACCTTTAGCATTAAGACCGCCTTTAGGATTCTGTCCTTCTTTGCGTTGCCACGCTGCAGTCTTAGGCATTAGTAGTTCTCTTTTTCGCCAGTCTTTTCTTCGCCGACACCAGCGCCTGGAGCGCCTGTTTCAATATCGTCATATGATGCGTAACCGCATCCGCATACAGCACACATTATTTGCTCACTGTCTTTTTGCCGCCAGAGAACTTGGCTGTGTTGCCCTTTGTCTTACCAGTTGATGATGCAGTTGAAGATGCAATGATGCCCTTCTTGCTTCCTGGTCCAAAGCCCTTGTCATTGGTAGACTCAGCGCCACCAGATGATTTCATTTTTTTCATAGTTTTCCCCTATTTCTATTTAGTGACGCTTAGTCTCTAAATCCCATTGTGTTGCCATCGAAGGCTTTACCGACCTCATTGCTTACAGCCATAGCTGCATCAATGTCTTTCTTCTTAGTAGAGATTGGTTCTACTCCCTGACGAATTGCATCATAATAGGAAGTCAATTCCTTCTCGTCTTTCTTGACTGCTCCAATAGATGCACCGCTTCTAGTAGGGGTTGCACCGCCATCAATCATTGGCATATTAGAACGCATACACTCACCATAGGTGACGTGATCTTGTGTCTTACAAGATGATGTGCAGTTACTCATACTATCGGCTCCAAATAGTCGCTATAGCCTGCAGCGATAAGAACTGCTGCTTGTTCATCCGTGACTGTATAAACGTGACCACCGAGGAAATAATAATCTGCATCTTCCAATGTATTCTGGTAGGGATAAAGTGTTGCTTCAACGCTTGTGCCGTTGACAATAAGTGTTACACCACGAGCAATGTCTGTCATAAAACTTGGGATAGATCCTGTAAGAGAACCACCAACTAATGGTTTACCAGCAAGACGTGAGTACTTATCAGGCCACGCTTTGCCTGCGTTCCACGTCTGGTTTTCCCAAGGCGTTGTTAATGTGTATGGCATTGTTCTCCTTAGTGAACTGACTCAGTGACAGGGGTTGCCCCCTGCCACCGCGTTAATCAACTAAATGATTATCCGTTTGTTGCAGCAGTCTCAATGCGGTAAAGAGCTGCTTGACGAAGGAGTGACCATCCGCCGAAGTAGTACCAACCGATTGTGTGGAAACGACGGAGCGCGTCGATCTGTGGTCCAATGACAGTTGAAATGTCTTGGCCCATTGCTTCTGCAAGTGCTTCACGACCAGCAACTACCGCCTTGTAGACGTTTGTTGTGCCGTTTGTAGCGAATGGAACACGTGGTGTTTCTACCACGAAAGCACCTTCAATTACGCCAACAGCGCCAGCCACGAATGGTGTGCGGTCTACGTACTTTGAAAGTTCTTGGAATCCACCAGTACCAGTTTCAGCACGAAGATCGGCTGTCTGACGTGGGTGTAGGTATGCTGCATATAGTTCGCCAATACGAGGCAAAGCCTTGTTTGTGCGAAGTTCTGTTACAGCCTGACGAATGTCAGATACAGTCATCAACTGTGTTGCAGTGATGCCTGCTGTGTTTGTTGCTGTTCCTGCATAGATTGCGTTTGAGCCTGCTGTTAGAACAGAAGCTACAACAGAATCAATAGAGTCTGCAGCGTTGTAAGCGATGATGTCAGCGAGTGCTGAGTCAACATCGTTGAAAGAAGTTAGATTTAACTTCTTTGTTGTTGTTACGGCTGAGCCGTATTCTTGTAGTGTAACTGCAACTTGTGTTGGGTTACCAAGAGCAATAGAAGAAACGTCAGATGCTTCTGTCAATGTAGATGTAGCTTGAGCTAGATCTGAATAGATTGAGAATACAACTGATGATCCTGGCATTGCCTGTTGAACTGGCTTGACGTCTGCAAGAGCACGCATAACAGGAATGGAACGTAGTGCCATTCTGACATATTGATCATATGCTGTTTGTACGAGGTTGCTTATCGCCGAGGTACCAGTTAAATTACCACCTGGAATTGCCATTTAGCGTTAGCCTTTCGGATTGTTGTTAGAGTCCAGAATTACGAATGACTTCGTCAAGTTCCTCTTTCGAGTTAGCGCTCATAAGTTTACGAAGAACGTCATCACCTGAGTCTGGTGTTAAGCCAGATTCGACAGCGTTATTCATCTTCTTGTAAGCAGCAGCTTGTGCTGGGTCAACTACATTCTGGTTAGATTCTTGTGCTTGGATACCGAATACGTCGCCGTAATCGTCCAACCACTTAGACAAAGACTCCTCAGTTGGGTCAATGTCCGATGGGATAAACGCAGAAATTTTCTTGTTTACCCCGCGAGCTTCGAGGACATCCTTAATAGCTCGTTCTCTTTGTGCTTTGGATACGCCTTCAAATTGAGCACGAAGCTCTTGAAGTTCTTTATCCTTTTGCTTTGCTGCTTTACGCAGTTGTTTGACGAGATCATTGTTTTGGTTTGAAGAAGAATCTTCAAAGTCAAAGTCGTCGTCCTCGTAGTCGTTATTGGACATAGTCCATCTCCCTATCATTGTTTGATTACGCCAGCCTCATATTCCGTTGGGGTACGGGTATGGCTCTGACTCCTGGTATTGGTATCACTCCACTAGGCCAGTCGTTCTAGTGGCAGGTCTATGTTTAGAAGCTACCTGCTCCTGATTCGCGGTACACGCCAGCACTTGATGCACGGTCACGACTTAATGCGTTACCTGCCATACCAGATGAACCTGAAAACTTTGCTGTTTCAAGTGCAGATAGTTTTTTGCGTCGTTCTGTAGCGCCTACTGCGCCGCTTGTACCAAATACTTCTGATTCAGCAACTGCTTGTGTATAAGGATCTTGCTTGTAAATGTCAGCAAGTTGTGATGCACGTGGTAATAATCCACCGATTGCTTGATATCCTTGTTCGGCTTGTTGCTTTGTAATTCCATAACGTGCAAGGTTTTCTGCTGCTACAGCCTCAGTTGTAAGTCCAGCAGCTAATGCTGCTCCACCAATTTCTGCTGCAGTAACCTTGCGCTTAATAGCGTCAAGTGCCTTAGTAGGATCTAGCGTATAAGCCAAAATGTCGCCATTTGTAATGTCTGGGTAGAAAGACTTGAGCGCTTTATACACTTCTGGGTTTGCATTTACTACACGGTTTTGTGCAGTCATAACGCGGTCTTCTAACTCTGTAGCAGATACGTCATTAGCAATAAGTTGATTAAATCCAGCCTGTGTACCTAAAGAATCCTTTGTGTAATAGGATGCAGGAAGTCCGTAATTACGCATAATGTTTTGGTATGAATCTTCCATCGCAAGATACTCTGCTGGTTTAAGTGCAGTTAATCCTTTAGCAATACGGTCAGCATTAGCGCTAAAGCGTTTCTTGTAAGCATCTGTCTGTTGTAGTCGAAGACTAAATTCTGAAGGTGAAACGTTATCCATTACAAGACCTTTAAGCGGTTCTACTAAAGCGCCTAGTCCGTAACGAGTAAACTCTTCCATAAGAATATCGTAAGCAGATTTTCTATCAGCTTGTTTTTGAGATTCAAGTAAACTTTGAGAACTTCCGCTACCAGAACTACCAGTACCGCCAGTACCTCCACCACCGCCGCCAAGAAAAGTAGCCCATTCTTCAGCAGTTGCTAATTTTCCATTAATATAATTTTTACCTGTATTAGATGTGCCAGAACGTCCTTCTGCTATATAACTAGCATCTGTACGATTACCTGATAAACCACCGCCAGAATCAGTAGATCCCATTTTTTCAACAAGACCAGCAAGAGCACCTAATGATTCTGTAATACCACCCAAACCTTCAATAGCTGCTTTTTGCTTTGAAGATAAACCACTTGAAGATTTTGGAGCAGGCTTAGATTTAGGTGCAGCATTTCCAGTAACAAATTTTGGTCCAGCCATCATTACCCCACAAATCCAAAGTCCTGAAGGACTTTAGTAACTGAATCGGAAACTTCTTTACGTGCATTGTTTGTATATTGCCAACGTGCATCCTTGCGAAGCGCTCGTTGGAAATCATAGATAGGCATTTCACCATTCATACCAATAGCACTGCGAAGTGTTTGGTCGTCAAGTTTAATAGAGGCTGGATCTAATTCAAGAACAGACGCCATTGTAGTTTTATAAGGAGCATAGATTGTTTCAAGATCTGTTCCCTCAGCCATTAATTTCTTGACATTATCTGGCAAACCTAATGATGCTGTAGCACGAATCTGATTTTTAATAACATCAAGTTTAGTTCCATTTTGAATGGCTTTTGTATAAGCATCAATTTGAGATTGTGAAAGAGTCAATCCATTATTTCTTGCTGTTTCCATAAGGTCTTGAGCGGTAAGGTTACTGGACTCTTGCTTCTTGGTCTTAAACTCTTCATTTAACTTGGTAGTAAAACCTTTTGTAATAGGTTTCTTTGTTTTAGAATCTGTGTAAGTACCTGTCTTAATAACGTTTTCAATGAATTGGTCTGGGTCAAATCCACCAGTTGTAATTCCATCTTTAGTTAAAGTAAGGTTTTTTCTTTCAGCATCATTGAGTATCTTAGTAAGAGCTGTTCTTTCTGCCTGAGTTGATTCACGGTTTAATACACCAGAGAATACTCTGTCAATAATTACTTGAGCATCAAATGGGTTAGATATTGTGCCGTATGGTTGTGGAGCACCAGGACCAGAGGCACTAAATAGGTTAGGAACTGCTGGAGCCGCAATAAATTCCATAAGGTTGTTACCTTGCAAGGCTGCAGGTAGTTGTCCTCTTTGGGTATAAATCTGTTGAATAGCATTTTGAGTTGCTACCCAGCTATTAATACCATCTGCTTTGGCTTTGTAAACTTGTGGAAAGTTTTTTAACAGGTTGGTTTGAAGCGCTTGTAATTGTCCAACATTTGCAGGATCTACAAGGGTATTGTAGATAGCGCCAATGTCTTCAATCTTTACGCCACCTGTTGGTCCAGTACCAGTTGTCCCACCAGTACCGCCTTTATTCTCACCTTCAGGTCTTGGACCTACAACTACTTTAGGTGATGGAAGAGCAGCAGGTGGAGTTCCACCAGCAGCAACAACAGCATCATAGGCATCTTGTGCAGCCCAATAAGCGTTCTGATAATTCTCTTGACCTTTGTATCCTTTGATACCTATTTCTGCTTCTCTTAATTTTTTAAGAGATTTTTCGTAAGTACCAACAGATGCTTTACTAGTTGCTTGTTTTAATTTTCTTTTTTCTTCTGCTTTTTCAAGGCTTGATATTTGTAATTTAAGAGCATTTTTGCGTGTTTGTGCTTGCTTGTATGCTTCAGAGGCTGCGTCAAATAAAGGTTTTAATCTAGCAATTTCCGCTTTGTCATCTTCAGCTACTGCTTTTTTATAGTTCTTTGCAAGCAATTCACGCTCATCAAAAAATGGTGGATATAATTTATCGTAGGCTTCTTTGGTAGCTTCGGTGGCTTTCTTGTATTCTTTTTGGAGTTCATCAAGGGTCTTAGTAGCCATAGTTCAACTCCTTTTCATTTAGTGTGTACATTTAGTCTCCGATTAATCCACCGAAGAGAACATCGTATGCCCCTTGAGTGTTTGCATTATAAGATGCCAACTCGCGTAGTTTTGCGATTGTTTGGTCTTTTAACATTTTTACCATTTGCTGTGAACCACCAAACTGTTCATAGCTTGCTCTTTGATCTTGATATGCCTGGTATGTCTGATACATCTCACGAAGTTTTGCTTCGGTCTTTGGAGCAATATTAAGGTTTCTTGAAAGCATAAGATTTAAGTCGTTAAGTGTATCTTTGCGCTTAAATGCTGTTTGACCACCCTGTGATAGTTGCTCAGCAGCTAATGGACGTCCAGCAAAGAAGATGGTTTTCCAAGCAGTAAATTCTTTACGTAGTTGTGTTCTTTGGAAGTCAACTACCGCTGTACTGAGTGCTGATTCAAACTCATCTTTTTTGTTGTAATAGGCTTGAAGATCTGCGGCTGTTTGGACTTCCTTTAGATAGTCATCAACGCGCTTGTTCTGTGTAAGACCTAGGTCTCTCATAGACTTGTACGCATCCCAAGAAAATCCAGCCTTGTGAGGAATCAAGAAACCTGCAGCCAAAGGATGGTCGTTAAACAACTGTTCGTTTTCATTAACAAACTGACCTGCTTCTTCAGCATAACGCAGTGGAGCAAGTCCTTTACGTTCTGATTCTGTAAGAGTAAACGGAACCTGATTAGGGAACAATTCAACCCATTTAGCATAAGCGTCATCTATGTTTGTATATTGATCACGTAGTTTATTAAAAGTCTGCTTAAAGTTTGCTCGCCCATTATCACTAATCCATTGAGCCATATCTGACTTTAACTGGACTTGTGGTGATGCTGGTGCAAAGAAACCAAAAGCAAAACGCATTCCTAGAATACCAATAACTGTATTCTTAACCTTCAAACGGTAGTTTTCCAAATCTTGTGCTGAAGGTGGAATCAAGTTACCTTCTGCATCGTACTCTTTTGGAATACCGTGACCTGAAGCCTCAAGATATGTAACTGCTTTGCGCCAAGCGCTCGCATACTGAGAGTTGCGATCATCTTGATTCATCGCAGCGTATGCACGATTAATATGTGCTGGCAAAACCAACGATAAAAATGGTTGATCTACAGAGTACTTACCAAGTGCATAGCCTCTAATTGTATCTGCTGCGCCTTTGTCAAAGATGTTAACGAGACTAGATACAGTTCCAATACTAAATCCAGCTATTGGGCCAGAGAATGTAGGAATCATTGAGTCTGGGTTCAGAGATGGTGTAAGCATCTTGACTCGTGCTCCAAATTCCACAGGGAATGGAACCTTAAACTCAGACTTAATACCTAAACTCTCTAAAATATTTTGTACTGCGTTGTAAACTGGACCAATACCAGGGTATACGAAGTAATCTTCACCCTGATCGTCTTGTTGAATCCATCCTGAGTGCGTTACACCCTCATAAGTAAGCGCTGCCTTAACAAGCGCTTCTGGATTGTAACGAACAACGCGGTACATACGGCGATAGAAATCTTCTGTAGCGCGATAGAAACGAGCAAAGTTACGAAGACCAAAGGCAAGTTGTGTACGTACCAGTGGATTATCTACATATTGAAGAATTTGGCTTACTGCTCGCTCTTCAACAGCAGTTGCTAAAGCAATCTTTGCTCTTTCAGTAACAATTTCAATGCCAGTTGTATTTGTAGGATCCATACCTTTTGTGTATGAATTAATCCAAGCATCTTCAAAGCCAGAGTTACGCATCTCTCTTCTGATTTTGACCATTTCTTGCAAAACCATAGGTTGACGTGAAATACGAGCATTAGCCATACCCAGGAAAGTCCAACCATTCATCATAATATTAGATGTTACTTGGTTGGCATCAACTGCAGGTATAAGAGTAGGTCCTATTACACCACGTGGAACTTCATTATAGTTATTAGGTAGATCATCTAGTGATAGTTTACCTTCAACTTTATAATTTCCAGACTTGTCTAACACACGAACTTTGTTCAAAAGGTCTAAATTAATTTCACCATCACGCATAACAAAGTTATTTTTAGCTCTATCAAAAGCAAGATTAATGATGCCTTCTGCATCCATATCGTTTTGCAGGCGAGCATCTGATAAGAATTGCTTACCTTGCTTAGTCTGAAGCCAAGTACGCATATTATTGAGTGCCTTGACTCTATCATCTAAATTTGCAATAGCAATTTTACCAAGCTCATCGTTAGAATAACGACTGATACTAAGCAACCAAGTAAACATAGACTCTGTGCTACCTGGATCAATAGCCTGGAATTTGTATCCACGTTCACCTGGCTTTTTAACAAGGTTGAGACCAGGTGCTGATATCTCAAGAGCGTGTACCTTAACACCTGTTTGTTGTGCAAGGTTTGTAGCACGTGCAATGTAGTCATTACCTAGTGCGTAGTTTGCTCCGCTTTCAGAAACTTCACCCAAAGCATTGTCAATATTACCGTATCTAATTTGTTCAGTAAGAAGTTCAATCTCTTCTTTATTCATTGGACCCATACCGAGGCTTCTACGCATATTGTTAATGCGACCTTCTGATAAAGCACGTGCAAATATTTCACGAGTTTGGTTAGTTAATCCACCAGCAAGACCTTTCTCAAGGTCCTTAATCTGTGTTTCTATCGCAGCAATTTTAGGACTATTAGCTGGCAATCCTTTAATATCTTTTCTAAGGGATGCAATAGTGCTGCGTGTAGTTTCAAACTTTCCTTGAAGGTCTGTTAATTCTTTAGCGTAGCGATCAACGTCTCTTTTGTTAATAAGGCGCAGTGCTATACCTAGTGGGTTTGCAGAATCTAATATACCCTGCTTAGCAACTCCTTCAGCTTTGTTAACTGCAGCCATAAATGTATTAATACGATTTGAAAGAATACGATTCTTTGCTAGACCCCAGGCTGATTCACCGATAGCAAGGTTTACCATTAAGTCTTCGCCAGCGTTACGAAGAGCATAACGTGGACCAGCGAGAGTCAAGAATGACCAAGCGCTAGTCATATTGTTTGCAAAATTTGTGTTTGGCAAACCCATCATCTTTTGAAACAATGTATTACGAGCAGCGGCTCTATCAAGATCTTTAATGCTTGGAGCAGCTACGTAATTATTAAAATCAGATGGGATAGAACCCTTGTCTGGGAATAGGTCATCTACTCCACCAAAGACAGCATTAGTTTTACCAGTAAGGTAACGAACAATCTGCTGTCCTGGCTGAGTTGTATTCATACCACGAAGTTCAGCTATTGTTGCCCAAAGACCGTAGTAAGCATCTTTCTTTTTACCAACATCTGCAAGTGATTCGAACGCTGTAGCAAACAACTTTGCCTGTTGTCTAGGCATAATCATAACTGCTGTGCGATAGATTTTTTCCATTGCGTCTTTAGCGGTTACGTCAAATACTTCTTTTTCAAAAATAGGAGCAATAGTAAATGCTGCTTTGGCACGGTCAATACGGTGTTGAATGTAAGCTGTAGAAAACTTAGCAATACCTTTGAAGTTTGTCTTTGGAGTTACTCGTTGAACAAATTCTTTTTGCCCATTAATAAATACTTCAGCAATTCCATCTGCTGTAGTTGCCCCATCAAACCAATAGTCATCTGTAAGTTTAGGACCAACGCGATCTAAGTTAAATACTTTACGACCTGTAGTAACAGCAGCAACGCGAATGTCACGCCCAAAATTCATACGAGGCATAATGACTCGCTTCATTCCTGGCTGTCCAACAATCATTTCACCTAATTGTTTAGTGTTTTCAAAAAACGCTTTAGCGGTTGCTGCATTTTGTACAGGAATTTCTGCAGATTGAAATGATTTAATAACTGCTGGACCAAATTCAGGCGCAAGGGTTTTAAGTTCTTGACGTGCTGCAATAATTGCTTCTGGGTTTCTAGCGGCTTCCGCCTTACCCAATACTTGAAGTTTCTCACCATAGGTATTCCAAAAATCAATAGTACCTGGCTTTGAAAAGTATTCAGCCAAGTTTCCTGTTTTTCCAGTAACTACTCCAAGGGCATAATTATTAATGTCATATAAACGTTTTGCTTTGCCAGCTAAAAGTAAAGGGTCTGCAAGTATTCTATATGCAGCATCTACTGTTCCAGATACAGCCTTGTAATAAAAGCCAGATCCTTCTAGTTGTGCTGGTGTAACAAGGTTGGCAACAAATCGTCCAGGAGAGTATTTAGCTGCAGCAACTGCATCTTGTGTATCTTGAAAATTAGCACGAGCTGCTTCAACATCTTCTTCTGAACCAAATCCTGGAATTTGTTTGTTTCTTGAATCTGCAAGCATTATGTACTTTTTTTGTTCTTCAGGTACAGATGCAATAATACTTTCAGGTGCTTCACCTGACTGTAAACGCATAGCAATATCTACTGCGTCAGCACCCCATTTAGTTTTAGCATCGCTAATGCGACCAGGGCTAAATACGTTATTGCCATCTTCTTTTGCTAAAGTCCAAGCATCCGAAATACCAACGCCTTGATCTGCTGCAAGTTGAATGCTTCGAGCAACACGAGTGCTGGTATCAGATACTTTTTGTAAACCAGCTAATAAATCTCGTGCTCCTTCAGCAATTTGACCACCTGTGTAATGCCAAGCAGTACCAAAGAAACCACGAGGTGGTTTAACAACTGGATCTTCTTCACCAAAGTTTTGTTTCAGAGAAGCCTGTTGTGCTGGAGTTTTTTTATTGTACGCTTCTTTAGCTAAATCAGAAGGCAAATTAGAAAGAGTTTTATGGGCTTCTAATGCTTTGTAAAACTCATCAATTCTTTGCTTTTCTGTGGGATCTAATTGCGCTGCATAGGAGGCTGCTTTTAGATTATTAGACATTAGTTACCTCGTGCTAGTGCATTCTGGTACAAGATAGAAATGGAACCATCTGTATCATATGGCAACATCTTTACTAAAATGTCTGAAAGTTTTTCTGTTGACTTTTGCATCATAAGAGCATTTGCTCCAACACCAGGACCCATATCAATACCGTTTGTAATTGGTTCCTCTGGACGTTGTGTTGGTGCAAACAATGGAGTTACTGGAGATTGTGGTGCTGCATTTGCAGCAGCAGCTTCCATTTGACCCATTGGCATTCCTCTAGTATCAGGAGTCTTTGCAATAGGAGCACCAGATGCAATTTGTGCTAATTCTGTTTGATCCCCGTATGAAGCAGCAGGGATTCTATCTGTACGCTTTGCATACTTTCCAGGACCAGATACACCCGCTATTGGGTTCTTGGCATCTTCAAGCGCCATCAGTATCCTCCTGTATCTTCTCTAAATCGTTTGTAAATTCTTCCCACACTCTATTAACTCGTGATGTACGAGTGGCGTGGTATATCGCTAATTCCATTAGCTCTTCTGTAAATACTGTAATGCTATTCGATAAGTTGTGCAGAAACCCAGTAAGTACTACTAAGAAATCTGCAAGGTGAACTGAACGCGGAACATCGTTTGGATTATCCACGTTCAGCCCACCTCACTAGAAATTAATTAACCCTTTTTAACTTTGTTACCTGGACGTCCTGCTGGAGTTACTCCGAAGTATGTCTTTCCACCTGCTGGCTTAGAAGTATCCTTCTTGCCCTCAACTGGCTTTGACATTGGCGCTGGGGCCTGTGATCCTTTGTTCATATTGCACCTCCTTTACTTTATGCCGCGCCGCCGATTGAGGCGAGCAATGATGCAATGTCTGGTTTTCCTTGTGTAGCTGGTGAACCAGCAGCAGGGGCCATACCGCCAGGTTGTGATTGTATTGGCTGCGAGGCAGAAGCGGAGGCCGCACCTGCTGCTGGATTCATCATTCCAGATGCCATTGCTGGCATCTGAGGTTGTGGTTCTGGGGCAAAAGCCTCTTCCACAATAGTTTCGATTTGCTTACCCTTTTGACGGCCTTTAATTACTTCGGCAATGCGGGTAATAATCTGCGATGGATCTTGTCCTTGTTGAGCAGCCAACGGAATAGTTTGTGCATATTGTGCAACGGCAACACGTAGTGCATCCCGCATTTCTTCAATATCAACTTTTTGTTCTTCTTGCGATACGTTAATTTCGACTGGTAGTTCACGACGTACATAATCACGTGATACGAGTTTGTCTGAACGCATTTGTAACAAAGCAATAGTTGCTCGGTTTGGATCCATACCAGACATAATTCCATAGCGAACATCTACTGTGTAGTCGCCATTAATAACCTTGGCAGGAGAGTATTTCATTGAATACGGTGTACCGTCATCAATGCCGCGAATTTCTTTAACTTTATTACCAAAAATCTTTTCATCTACCTTAAAGCACAAGCCAATAACTTCAACAAAAAGTTTAGCAAATTGTGCTTGAGCTGCTTTAATCTGTGTATCAAAACCTGCTTGTAGTGCTTGCACACCGCGACCTGTTACGACTGAGGCATCTGTCTGACCTGAACGAGATTCAGGATAACGAGCACCCATACGAAGTTCACGCTCTAGGATGCTTGACTCTTGGAATACACCTGCTGGTAGTTCTAGTGGAACACGGCGAATACCTTGTGGGTTAGCTGAGCGCATAATCGCATCTGGTCCCAAAGCAAGTTCTTGTACATCTTGTGGAATAGCAATAGGTGCTTGAATAGACTTCTCAGCTGCTTGAATTTGCAATACTGCAAAGCGAGCACGAGCAAGTTGTACTGCAAGCACGTCATCAAACTGACCACGTGATTCACCGTCAATAGATGAACGTTGCGCTACACGTACTAGACACTCACCGATTGGGTTAGGTGTACGAGATAGAACAAGATCTTTACGCTCTGGTAGGTAGATTGTGTCTTGATCTTTGTCGTGATAACGAATTAAAGATAGATACGGTGAACCTGGTGTAAAGGAGTTCTTATTAAGAATCTGGTCTGCAAACTCTGGGTACATAGATGCTAGTGTCTGAGCATCCATACCAACGATTTGAGTCAATGAGATACAACGACCAAAGCGATCTACTTCTGGGTATGCACCGAATGGATTAACAAACTTAATAATTGGGTTGTTGTTCTCATAATCAAAGTCAATCATTGCAATTAACTGACCGTAGGTATTAAACCAATCAGCACCTGTGTACATTTGAATCTGAACATCAGACTCTTCAATATAGTAGTTAGCAACACGAGCACGCATATCAGCGGCACGTCGTGCAGCATCAGAGACCATATTAGATGCTGAGCAGTTAAACGATGGCAGTGGTGCCATTGCTTCTGCTAAGTCACGAGCTGATACGTCAATAAGGTTTGCAATCAGAGGCTTTGGATATTCCTCAGAAAACATAGAGGGATAGACCTTTGATATGTCGCCTTGGCGAACAGAAAGGACATCGCGCATACGTCCGTCACGCGCTGCGTAACGGGTCTGCATACGATTAACCTTTGCGGTAATCTCTCTAATGTTTAACAATTATTAGTCCTTAGAATCCTTGTTCTGTTTGACCAGCTACTTTAGTAGGCCATTCAACTTTGTCAACGGATGCTGCTGCTTTTGCTGCTGCATACTGCTTGCGACCTTGCATTGACGGAGTAGGCTCTGTAATAGCGCCTTTGTCTACGTAGACTTCTTCGCCTTCGGCGTTAGTAATCCAACTTGTTTGTCCCATTATTTTTTCCTTTTCTTTTTAGTTGCAGCCTTTTTGATCATAGACTTCTTAGCAACTTTAACAATTACATTTCTTTCTTGGCGACCTGGTGTAACAGGTGGCATTGGCATTGCTACGCTCATTTGTCTCCCTAGACGAAGTGTCGCTCTTGTGCTGCTATCAGTTCGTCAATGTTGACGACTACTCGTTTTTGTTTTTCCGCCCTAGATAGGAACGGATTACGCATATGGTTTTGTTGGTACTGACCATAGTTGAGCATCTCACGCGCTCTAATTTCACAGAACCACAGCGCCATTACTAAGTCAGTCTTGCCCTTAGTAGTTGGAGACCACGTAATAAGTTGTTCGATTAACGCCTTGATGTTCTCAGTTTGATCTGAAGGCAAGTGGATGAGGTTATCTCTGTGATGCTTTCCGTCTGCCTGTTTTGTTCCAAACAAGGTAGACATACTTGCCACACCGAAGCCAGCGTCCCATTTATTAGAACCAGTGTGGTGTTCTTTGAGTTGAACGCCACGTGATGCTAAGTGCTGGCGGATTCCTTCGTCCTGCGTTAAGAAAGCCTGAAAAGCGTTCTTCTCTACAATCCATTCGGACGGCTTGTAGATTTCAGTCCAATCAAAAATAAGCTGCCTAATTTGCGCTGGAGTAGGACGAGTAATTTTATGAGTATCCACAATATAGCGCTTATGGTCGTGACGATTAATTGCATAACATACAACGGCAGTATCACCGACCATAGCAGGATCCAAGCCGCAAATGAAAGTGAATCCATTAAGGTCTTTAGGATGACCTGGATAACCCGCATTTAATGCACCCGCCTTACGCATTCCGTCAATCGAACCACGAACACATACAGGGTCAAAAATAGCGTCATCTGAAATGTCCTGTTGCTGGTAAATCAAAGCCCACGTGGAAGCATCCATAGATTGGCGCTCGTTATATAAGTTGCGACCATTCCAACGTGGGTAAAGTCCTTCTGGTGTTTTATCAGAATCTAGCTGCCCATCAAATGGGGCATCGGATGCAGGCCAGAGTGTTTCCCATTTGTCAGGGTCTTCATCTGTCTGCAGTAATGCTGGCATAGCCAGATACTTCCAAGGTACTAGACCGCCTGGGTATCTATCTGGGTTACGCAATTCGCGGTACAAGTCAATAGAAGCCACGCGGGTTCCAATAATGATGAGCTTACCTGTTGGGTTAAGGCGGGAGCGAACGTCCTGCGTTAGCCACTTGATTTGACGTTCAAAGTCATTGGCGTTGCTTAAAGTAACTGCGTCGTCTACAATAATCATATCGGCACGCTTGCCGTAAATCTGACCGCCGATACCGACGGCTTCAATGTTTGGATCCTTTTCACCAGACTCACGGAGTTCATCTCCGAAGGTGATGCGAGTTGCTTGCCAAGATGCTGACTTAGAGTTAAAGCCAACACCTGCGGCGTATGCCTGCTGGAGTTCCTCATATTGTGGATGAGTCAGTCTCTGCTTGATAGCGTACAAAAAGTCTGCCGCTAGGCGCTGAGTCTGTGAGACTATTAGGATTCTAAAGTTAGGATTACGTGCTACCTGCCACGTAGCGTAGTCAACGGTTACCGTCATAGACTTGGCGTGGTTAGGCGGGATGTTAATTAGGATGCGGTTATCCGCAAGTCCTGTTTCCCACTTCATACTGGGATGAAGCCAACTAGGCTCACGTCCCTCAATTACATCTATTAGATTTTGTTGGTGTGGAAAAGTCTCGGAGTGCAGGAAGCGCTTACGAAATTCAGAGAAGGAAATGTCGTGGACGTCACCAGAGGCAAAGGACTTGTCTTTGAGTCCTAACCTAGTACGATCTACCTTATCGGAGAATACCTTGTCGGTTCTGCGGTAGTACTCGTAGGTCTTCATAGACTTACCAGCTGAGGCACAAGCCTGCTCGATAGTCATACCCTCTGCTACACAGCCAAGGATAATTCTCTTGGCGATGTCGGCGGAATTATCTGCCACGTGTCATCTCCTAATAAGGCGCGAAGCGCCAAAAATTTTTTGGGCGGAATGCCCATTTCATATTACTAGGGGAATGATGATTACTAGGCGCCAGCATTTTAATAGAGCTATCCCGACTAAAAACCGCGACTGCGGAATGCCGTAGACTCCCGAAGGAGTCTCAACGACTGAGGGGTAAGTTAGTGCTCAGCCCTAGGGGGCCTCGCAAGAGGCCAACTGCTCAGTAGACGGGGCTTTCCAAACTTACAGCCCCTACTGTATATAAGGCAGGAAATTTAACTCATTTCCCGCTTTCCGTTATTTTATTTTATTATTGTTATGCACATCACAGGTTTTACTATTCTGACCTGCGGTTTTACTGGATCACTTTAACTTTAGGAAATATATTTATTTGGGGAGTATAGGGACCACGCGTGTGAAAGTTAAAGACACGGGGTACCGATTTCGCGCTGTAGCAGACCCCCCCGCCCTGCTGTTGCCCTGCTGTTGCGCTGTATTGCCTGAGAAAACCTGCGAGGGCTGGCTGTACCTACGGCGCCCCCTGAATTATTAACATCTCCAAAACAACAACCAACCCTGACCAACTGACCCAACCCAGCGACCCAACCAACAAGACAGACACCCCAAAAAGATCAGATTCAACACCCAAGCCCTGACCCACCAGCCGACCCCAAGCCCTGCCGAACTGACCTATTTTGAGCTTTGGCTGCCGTCCACCAGGTAAGCCCACAAGCTGAAAATATGCCCCAAAATTGCCCCGATGTCGCTTGTCTTCCTATGTGGTAGAGGCACCCATCTTCTGTTACCCTAATCCTGTGGGAATCCGACAAGCCCACAAGGAGGCAAGATCTAAAATGACTTATGAATACAAGTTGGAAATTACTTTCAAAACTGACCGACAATTAACAGAAGAAGAATTAGGACAACTTCAAGCCCAATGCTGTGTGCAAGTAGAAGAACCAGTGAACCACGAAGGCGAAGACGAAACCTACACAACCGACGACATCTGCACAGATATTCGTCTGCTTTGGAGTAACTAATGTCTAACAAGTTTTGGAATCAGTATTACAGTTCCCTCAAAGGTGCCACCATTGTTTCTTTTGATGGTATGACAGAAACCGAAGAATGGGGCGATGGTTTTCCCACCTTCACAGTTCGCTTTGCAAATGGTGAAGTCGGACAAATAGAAATTTCCCAAGACCCTGAAGGCAACGGCGGAGGCTTTGTCTTTGGACTTCCAACACCACAACCAACAAAGGAGAACTAATAAATGGAAACAAACACAGACCGCGTTGCCTATCTTCTAGAAGCAGAAGAAAAAGCCTACGAACGACGAAACGAAGTAGAAAAAGCAATTGAATTCGTTATAGGTCAAGAAATGAAAAAGGATTCATTCTTCCTTCTTCGCCAACTCTTCGCCGAGTTTGAAGAAGCCGAAGAACGTTGCACAGTTGCAACCGACAAAGTCACAGAAGAACGCGTTTGGTACTAAGTAAAATTCGATCGTCTATACCCCATATAAACAACTAACAGAAAGAAGGCAGAAAATGACTACAAACCCAAAGGCAAAGACAAACTACAAAGGACGTGTTTGGACTTGCGACGAACACAACACACAAATAGAGGGATTCCTCTCCCAAGATATGCCAAAGACAGCGCAGGAGATTCTGCGCTCAGTTCACCCAAAGAAGGGCAACACTTGCACCGAGTGCGCCCGTCTATGGGATGAAACTCCACCTTCTAGCAGATAGGCCGAAACGCCCTTCGGGGCGTCGTGC